GTGGTGTCAGCCAGCAAGGTGCGGGCTGATGACTTTGCGCAGTTCTGCCTGCGGTTGATTCGGGAGATGCCGTTGCTGCAGTGCCTGGACCCAGACCGGGATGACCAGCGCAGTGCAAGCAATCGTTTTGACGTGCGTCCCGCCATACCTGACCAGAGCCCGTCAGTGAAGTCTGTGGGCGTGTTTGGCCAGCTGACCGGGTCGCGTGCGGACCTGATTCTTGCCGACGATACCGAGGTTCCGAACACCAGCTGGACCGTGAGCATGCGGGAGAAGTTGATCTCCTGCGTCGGTGAGTTCAACGCCATCCTGAAGCCGGGCGGCGAGATCATGATGCTGGGCACGCCCCAGACAGAGGAGAGCATTTACAACAAGCTGCGCATGCGCGGCTATGACTGCCGGATCTGGCCGGCTAGGTATCCAAAGAACCCGGCCAAATACGGCGACTGTCTCGCGCCGATGATCCTGGAGTCCTGCAAGGACAGCACGAACCAGCCGACAGACCCCGGCAGGTTCTCTGACCTGGACCTTCTAGAGCGCGAAGCGTCCTACGGACGCTCCCAGTTCACCCTGCAGTTTCAGCTGGACACGTCTCTGTCTGACCTAATGCGGTTTCCGCTGCGGGTGCAGGACTTGATTGTGCTGGAGGTGGATGACCACGCACCGGAAAAGTTGGTGTGGTCGTCAGGTGCCGAGTACCGCATCACCGACCTGCCGTCGGTTGGCTTCAGCGGTGACTACTACCACCGCCCAGCATTCATTCATGGCGAGTGGTTGGAGCTGGATGGCTGCGTCATGTTTGTTGACCCGTCAGGTAAGGGCAGTGACGAGACGGCTTACGCAATCGTGGGCCAACTCAACGGCAACCTCTACGTCCTGGAGGTGGGTGCGTATGCAGAGGGCTACACCGACGTCGTTCTGGAGGGCCTAGCAAAGGCTGCAAAGCGCCGGAACGTCAACTTGATCCTCCTGGAGGACCAGTTTGGCCAAGGCATGCTGCAGAGCCTCCTGCAGCCCTTCCTGCGGGAGCACCATCCCTGCACGATTGAGCCGGTGCGCAGCAACGTGCAGAAGGAGCGGCGCATCATCAACGCCCTGGAGCCGGTCATGAACCAGCACCGGCTGGTGATTAACCGCTCGGTGATTGAGCAGGACAGCCGCGGCCGGGATGACGAGTCAGTGGAGACGTCTCTGGCCTACCAACTGTTTCACCAGTTGACCCATATCACCGTAGAGCCCAAATGTTTGCAGCATGATGACCGCCTGGATGCACTTGCAGGTGCCATCCAGTATTGGAATGAGTCGCTGGCTATTGATGAAGACCGAGCAATCAAGGAGCGCCAAGCCGAGCTATGGGACCTGGAGCTTGAGGCGTATATGGGAAACCTTGAGGGTGCGCTTGATGCAAAGGTATTGGGGATACCGTTGGATCAATTGGGGAGATCCGATGCAGAAGAGTGGATCCAACTTGCAGGTCGATAAGCCACGGGCTTACGTCGTGCGGCTACCGGGTTCATTCCTTGGTGAATGGGGCACGTTGAACGCCAATGCGTTTCAAACCGTGGTTGTTGCAACTAGCCCTGAGAACGCATTTGAGATCGCCAGCGTTACTGACACCTGGCAACAGCTACCTTTTCCTGTTGAGACCTGTCAGGTGTTTCCAAAAGACGTGCCATGAGAGATGACAGCCAATGGCCGCCGCTGGATGAATCAATCCTCAAGCGTTTGGAAGAG